GCTCTCCTGCGAGAATCTTTAAAGTTGCTATTGCCATGGTCAATAATAATATCCCCGTCGCCAAGTAATGGTAATAACTCATTGAGGGTTTCCTCCACTAATTCTGCTGGAATAACAAGTTGGAAGATACCTGGTGCTTTTCCGACCATACCCTCCCGATTATGAACTACTTGAACAAGGCTTTCCAGAGAAGTGGCAACTCCACTGACATAACCCTTTTCATATGCTTCTTGAGCTTTTTCATAATTCCTCCTATATCCCCAAGTTTCAATACCTGCTTTCATCATGCGGCGAGACATTCCCTCACCCATTCTACCAAGTCCTATGATTCCTACTTTCATTTGATAATTTCCATTGCTTTATGTAGTTCTCTTGAATGCTCAAGTTCATCATTTAAGATCTCAAGGATCTTATCATCATGACCATTGAGTGCCAAATATTTTCCATATGTTTCTGCTGCATGTATCTCTACTTCGTAGGAGAGATGGTAAGCAGAGCGAGGAGCCACCCAATAATAAACCACGTTGACCCAATAGTAGATAAGTACAAGGTGTCGGGCAAAAAAACGATCCACCCAATAAGAATTGCCACCCCTAGATTCCATATACTCCAGATGTTCTGTTTCGTTAAGAGTTTGAGCAAAATGTTCCTCCATTAGATAGATGTGTTCTGGTCCACGTAATCCTAGAGATTCTCTTAAATGCAAGACACTTAAAAATGCAAAATAAGGAGCTCTTGCTATTTCTTCAAGAACCCAAAAACGTTGAAAGTCTCTTCCTTTATAAAGAAAATCAATAATTGAAACAGTGATATCTAAAATAATCGAATTAAAACTTTTCATTTTAATTACCTTAGTAAAGATGTTCCTCCTGTTCTGCCAATACTACGCAATCACTTGTTGGATATGATACACAAGTTAAGATAAATCCCTCCTCTATTTGATCATCATCAAGAAAAGATTGCTCTTCCTGGTCTACTGTTCCACTTTCAATTTTACCTGCACATGTAGAACAAGCACCTGCCTTGCATGAAGATGGTGCATGAATATCAGCATCTTCGGCAGCTTCTAAAAGATATTGATCATCCGCACATTGAAAAGTGGTTTCTGTGCCATCAGATGATTTCCATGTAATTGTATATTCCATTTATTACCTCAATTAACGTGTACTGTTCCAATCATGCCCGCACCTTTATGGGGGGCACACCAATAAGTATAGTCACCAGGATCAGAAAATGCAATATCAAACTCTTCACCAGGTAACATTGCGAGGGATTCGTGACCTAAATCGGGACGACCTTCAACAATAACATTATGTGGAGGAAGCATACCATTTACAAAATGAACTGATTCACCAGCGTTAATAGTTACTTCGGCAGGATCAAATACAAGATTACCACCAGATCCCATGGTTACATCGACTGCCCATGCCGGAGCAGCAAGAAATAATGTAGCGAGAAGTGCAAAAAAGAACTTCATATTCGTTAACTCGACTACACTATCTAGTTACTTTTTACTAGAGATAACTTCCTATTTGTTAGCAACCACTGACAGATTTTGCGACCTCTCCACCAAGATCACTTCCAACTTTAGAACCTAACATAGTTGCCCAACCGGCAGCTAACCATCCAATATAAGGTATACCACTCAACACTGGAGCAAGACCACCAGTCATACTAGCTCCCACGATCGCACCGGTTGACTCTCCAGAACCTTCCGACTTGATACACGCTAACTTTTCTGCAGTTAACTTTCCCTCAGTGTCCGGTCCTCCATTTGATTCATTAAACATTGTATATTCTTTTCGCATAGACTCAGTTTTATCTACACTCTGAGTTCCACCAAAAAATCCTTTTTTATGACTTTCTAGATCCAAATTCTTTTCAGTAACTAATACCTTAGGATCATTAGCATTATATCTAACTTCATATCCATCTTTCCCAACTTTTACATCATAAGAAGAGTACTGTCCGGTAGGAAGATTAATTGCAGGATATTGTGGACGATCAGCATATTTTTCAGTCATCTTCATCAAATGACCAAGAGCACCAATATGTGCAATTGCAACCAAACCACCCACACCAAGAAGAACCCACTTAAATGGATTCTTAGTTGATGTAGGTGTTTCTATTTTTTGGTCTTTCATGTGATCAGGAGTCCAAGACATTGCTTACTTTTTAGGTTCGATTGCAGATACCACTGGTGGTTCTTCTTTCTTAGAAGTATTATTTGTTTTACCATTACCACCATTTTTAGCAGGACTCAATCCGAACGCAGCTAAAGATCCAGAAAAGACCGAGGCAATAAAAGTAGGATCAAAATCTAAAATCTTTTGACCATTTGGAAGTCGAACGTAACTGAATGTGAGAAGAGAGGCAGACCAAATAAGTACTACAACTTTCACCAAATTACCAAGAACTTCAGATTTATCATCATCGTCTGCCTTCTCTACTGCTGGTTTAGTATCAGCCATATGTAGAGAGTGAGGCAGAATTATTTAGTGATATAACCTTCGTCAATAAGATACTTGCGAGTCAGTGGTGTTGGTTCATAAACTTCCCACATCTTACCCTTTGCACAGGCAGCAAGTGCATCTTGAGTCATACCTTCGGTTCTACCTGCCCATCCTGCTTCTGCTTCCCAAGGAACTGCATGTTCTGGATATGTTCTTTCTGCCAATACACGCCAAATCATAGGCACATCTTCTTCAGGTTTAATGATAGCAATCAGACTGTTATCAATAGTCCCTGCCATACAATCTTGTGCAGCGTGCCATCCTTCATGACGCATAACTTGCATAAGAATATTGGGACGATCCATGTGTGCTCGATTCAAAAAGAAATTATTTCCTACTGTATGATAAACACCACGATGACCAATGGGAAAATACTTGGAGTCTGCTAAAAACACCCTAACTCCGACTTGCCTAAGAGAGACAAGCATATTGTTGAATTCGTTAGAAAAAGGATAAAAATCATTAGTATTGGAATACTCACTAGAAATATCCAAAAGATTAGTGACTTGTTTGACTCCATCTGTACATTCCCTTAGTAACATACACCCCATAGAATGATGAGTATTATATTCATTTTCTTGGAGAGGGTCTGAATGGGCAGGTAGGACAACCGCTACCGCAGCAACCAGGGATGCAATAATTTTTTTCATGTGTAATACGCTTCGTAGTATTTAACAATGCCACTAGTGGTGACATTGCCTTGTGATACCCAGTCATGAGCACACTCATAGATGGATTTGTTGCTGTATTTAGGAACGGATTCATTCATCTGTCCACCAAATTTTGAAAGAAGAACTTTAAGTGCATTTTCACGCACTTTCATCTTATCATCATTATAACGCCAGTCTTCAGTCATCGTCCACTACCAGAATTCCAACCACCAGGTCCTGAATGAAAATTTTCTGAACCTCCAGAATAATCATAATCTAAAGTTACATTATGATTTTGAGTTGCAATTTCATACATTTTTTGATGAATATCCTCTGATTCGACGGAAAAATTATTTTTAAATTCTTCACGTTTAATTTCAACTTCTTGTTCCATATAATCAATTTGCTTTTGAGATCTTGCCGGTGCAGATCCAAACCATTCATCATCTTTAAGATATACCGGTGCAGGAATCCCAGTATAGTAATTCAGTGCATCTTGTTTGAATGCCTCACCTTCACAATCAACTATATTTTCATCGACGGCACACTCAATATCTTTTTCGTCAATAACATCAGGCCAATTAATACTAGTTGCCTGTTCTCTCCTAAAAATACCCATTGATTCTTTAAGTTTTTGAATAATCATTGCCAGTGATAGTGATAGAAGTTTCCTTTGGGGTGACACATGGGATCTTCAGATGGTACTCGATATCCCAACATAGATTGACCTTTGAAATCTGTTCTTCCATTTAGAACTCTTGACCAATGTGCAATACTTTTATTGCCATCTGGGGAACTTAACTTATTGACCAATCTAGGATCTGGAACTATATAGGAGTTTAAATCAAATCCTTGATATTGTCCCGGAGCAAATACTACTTCAGAAATAGTATCCGGAAACCTATCAGACAAAACACGATTCAAAACAGAAGCAGCTACACAATATTCATCAGCAGAGTTTGGATGTGCTTCTACCTGAATTACCATTGCCAAATTTTTGTAATCAACAAGTGTAAGTGCGGCAAGCAGTTCTAACATAAATTAATAATCTCCAATATATTCTAATGAAAAAATTTCATGGTCTTCGACATTTGGATCTAACCATTCATCAAACTCCATTCTAAGGGAATGTGCATCTTCAACTGATTTTAACACATCATCAGTCTCACTATCACAGAGAACGTGCAGTCTATCAACTGTCCATTCATGTACTTTCTGCAGAGTGTCCTCTAAAGTTACCATAGTCTTTTCGCAT